TTACCTTAATGGTTACTTAACAATTTTCTGTTTACGTTTCATCACTAATGGAAAGTGCTTTCTTATTGTTTCATGACGACTTCGCTGTCGCATTGTAAAATCTCTTTACACATCATACAGAAAGCTTAGTTGTCAGGACAGGTACTGCGCCTGTTGCTTGGTTTTTTGTTTACAGAGTGTCACTAATGATACTCTGTTAAACGTCACCCATGTGTTACTTTTACACCACCTGACTATTTTTTAAAGGAATTCTCCTTCTCCTAAATCATCGAATCCTTCTTCGACATCTTCAACTGCCGACGAAAATAAATTTTTAGTAGCATCAGCTTCTTCACCTGTTACTACATTAACTGCATCTTTTACAACTGCAACTGGAGTTAAAACTGTTTTAACTGTTGCACTCAACATGTTTGATAAAAATCCCATATTTTTTATTTTATTTTTAGTAGTCAGGACAGGTCTGAGCTGCATCTCCCATCTACTATGATGGGGCGTTACCTTACGCCACCTGACTATTTTTTATGTAAACAAGCACAATAGGATTAGTATAAAAGGTATTAGAATGTAAAATCCAACTGGGTCGAACGGATAAAGTACTTCTTCTATTTTCCTATGTGTATTAATAAACATCTTTTTCATAATTAATTATTGTTGTTAATTATTAGCAGTCAGGACAGGACTCGAACCTGCACACTTATAGTTAGAACTCTGTTGCTACATCGGGAGAGGTACATTTATACTTCACCGTAGTTGTCGGTACGCCAAAGAGTTAATCTCCGAACATAGACTATAAGCCTTCTCAACCAAGAGACGGTCTACCATTCCGCCACCTGACTATTTGCTTGTCTTTCCAAGCTGTCAACAAGCCTTGAAACTTACCTACGCACCGTGAGGTATCTTGTGTATTCGTTCGCATTGCCTAATCATTGAGCGCTTTTGCATTTCGGCTGCCGTGCGTGTCATTATTTTTAATTGTTGTTAATTTTTTATAGATTATTTTTCTAAAAAATTAAACAATAATATTATAAGAGCAACTGGTATGGATATTATTAAAATAATAAATTCTATAATTAACCAAACTTTTAACAGATACCATTGTTTTTCTGGGTCTTTAACTAAAGAAAATAAAAACAAAAGTGTTGGTATAATACTAAACACTGTCCAAACAATTAATATTGTTTCCATAATTTATTTTATTTTTTTTTATTATTGTTTCTATTATTTTTTCATACTGTTAAAATATATATCTTATTACATTCCAAGGAATTATTTCATTATGAATCTTTTTAAATTCATCAATGTATTGGTACTTTAGATTGTGTTTGTAACGTATATTAATACCTCCATATTGAGAAGTTTTATTTTCTTGTATTTCAGGATTCCATAACAAATCTTCACCTTTTACATTGTTATTTAAATTATCAATATGTTTATTCTTATTATGAGTAAGAAATATAACTTCACTTTTGACTACATCTTTATAATCTACATAATCATTAACCATTTGAAATAAATCTTTGTATTCTTCTAACCAATTATCAGTTACAATTACAGGAGAAAAGTTAATATGAACGTCATAACCTGCATCTATAAATGCATCAATAGCTTTAATTCTATCAACAATTTTACTTGTATTAGGTTCTAATAAATCAGAATACTTTTGAGGCATTAATGAAAATCTTATTCTTATTTTATTTTCTGGATTGTAATCTAATAAATTTACATTTACATACTTAGTAGCAAATGAACCCATAGCTTTAGGACTATCTTTAAAAAAGTCAAAAATATATTTCCAATTATGATATTTTAAATGTAAAGCAAAATCTTCATTACAACTTATATCATATGTTATCAATGAGTTATGAGTTTGATTAGGTTTGTCTACAATAATAAACATTGAATGATTATTAATAGCTGTTAAAATGTCTCCTGTATTTTTAGCAATATCTAATCCTTTAGGTTTATGGCGTTTCATATAACAATAAGTACAATTAAATAAACAGCCATGACCAAAGCTAGGTGATATAAAGTCAGTACTTCTACCACTTTCTCTAATAAGCATTGATTTTCTGTTAATTTTTTCCATTTTTCATTTAATTTAAAATCAGCAGAAGCAATTTTAAGCGATATTCTGTTTTCTCCTTACCCCACACATTTTAATGTATGCTTTAATTGCCACTCTTTCGAGTATCTGATAATTATTTTATATTTCTTGTTCAGCTTTTATAAGTAATTCTGCTTTTTTAGCATAAACTTCTTTTCTTACAATCAATTCTTCATCTAATTGTTCCAATAATTCTGAATGTAAGTCACAAATATCAGAACATTTTTTTACTTGATAAAGAGCTTTTTCTTTAAAATTGTAATATTTGTTCATTAAAGAACTTGATATTTTTCTAGCTTCTATTAATTCATTATCAGTTAATGTATTAATGTTTACTAAACTACCATCTTTCTTTTTCCAAAGAAGTTGGTTTTCATTATCTTTTGCTTGTATTTCTACGCCTTCCATCTAATTTTTTATTTAAGGGTTATTTAAAATAGGAAAATAAAAGGGGGAAATTAATCCCCCTTTATTAATTAAAATGCTCTTTCTGCATCTGCTGGAGCTAAACTAATAGCTTCAGTATTTGCAACAGTTGCGTTGTTTTGCTTCAAGTTACGATTTGCGTAAGTTGTTGCGTCTTCATTACTAAATACAACACAAGAATATTGAGTAACTTCTCTGTCACCAATAATATAAGGAGTTGTTTGGAAAGTATGGAAAGAACCTTCAACGATGTCATTTACAGCAATGTTACTAAACAAAGCATCAGCTTTAATTAATACACCATCTTCTGTATGACCTTCACCCCAGATATTTCTTGTTCTGTTGTTGTTATTAGATTTAACAGTAACATCTCTACCATTTAATTTGATAGTTCTGTCTAATTCCTTAAATACTACTACTTTGTAAGGACGATTGTTTTTTGCAGTTTTAGTTTCCGAAACTGATACGACTTGGATTAAATTCATAATTTTGATTTTTAAATTGTTGTTAATTGTTTTTAATTGTTTTTGGTTTTTGAAATAAAATAAAACTTTGTGTTTCTAATCTACATATCATCTATGAAACACAAAGTTTTAAATTAATTATTTTGTAGGTTTAGTTCTTCTAGTTGTTTTTTTAGAAGGTTCAGGTGTTTCTTCTTCTTTTAAAGAAACGTTTGTTCTAACTCCTTCTGGAAACAATTCAGTACCTAATTCTAAAAGGTCTAAAAAGTTTCTACTCGCAGCTTCAGCTTCATATTGTGCTTCAAGAATAGCTTGAGTGTTAATAGGAAATTGACCTTTTAATGTTTCAAGTCTACTTTCAGCAGCCAAATTGCGTTTTTCAGCATCTAAAGCATCTTTAGTTAATTGTAAATGAGCTTCACGAGCATTCATTAAAGCTTTTCCAGCATCTTTGCTAGCAGTTGATTGCTGTAATCTTTGTAAATAATTCATAATTTTTAATTTTTAATTAAAGTTTTGTTTAAACAATTTATTTTATCTAAAATAAATTTAGAATAAACGATTTTTTGAAATGTTGATTTTAATTTTTTATGTGCTGGCATAAAAACTTCCTTTTCAACTGAAGGATAAATAGATTTAAAATCAGAAGCAGTCTTGCTTTTTTTATACCAAACTGATTTTAAATCATTTACTGTCTTTTTTCTTATTAAGGTACTCATTTTATTTAATTTTAAATTGAATAACCAATTTTAAAATACGCAATATTTCCTTTAAGTATAGCAGTATAAACTGTATACTTTTTCATTAAATAAGATTTAATTGCTTGAAATACGCCATGCGTACTAATGTTTAAGGTAAAATTTCTAATTTTTTTCATAAAGTTTAATGTTTAATCCTCCCCATTGAGGAAGATTGTTTGAATAATGTAAAATGCTACTTAAAAGTTGATTTCTTAATGATTTTGCTTGCGGTGTGTTACGCATTTGTTTAGCAATTTTTGCAATTTTGTTTGTTGTTTTTTGTTCTTCAGTCATAATTTTATTTATTAAATTGTTTTTAATTTTTAAATATTAT